CAACTATCAACAATACTGAATACACAAAAAGCATTATTGGCTGATGCAAATAAAAAATCAGCCGCATTATCAAAGTTTGAAGCATCTGCTGGTGAAAAAACAGTTATTGGCAGAGAGTTTGATCCAATCGAAGGTGGTGATGTTGATGTTATGGGATATGCTGATCCTGAAAAGCAAGCTGAATACAAGCAGTTATTTAAAGACAAATACAAAAGTCAATCTAAGTTAAACAAGTATGAAAGTTTTGATAGATATAAAATTGCACGTGCAACTGAACTAGCAAAACAGATGGGTATCGATACTGGTGATGGAAATGTAAAATTCACAGCAGAAGGAAATGTTCCTTCCACTATTAATGGACAACGAGTTGACCAAAACTTACTGTCAGAACGTGAAAAACAAAAAATAGGCGCAGCAAGAGAACTACGTGATATGATGAATGGTAGATCGACACGCCCTCCGTCAGTAAGTACATCAGATACCAACAATACAACTACACTAGATCAGACATCAAGTGTTAGTCCAGAAGTTGCGCCACTTACTAAAGCACAAGGCGATCAAGTAATTTCTGAACTAAAAGAAAACAACAGACTACTAAGAAAGCAAACTGATACAATTGAGAATACTGCATAAGCGGTTGACAAATATCGATAAATATAGTAACATATAAAATAAAGAGATAAAAATGAGTTGGAAAAAACACTTTACAGTATACCAAGGCAAAGAAGCCAAAAGTAACAACAAAGGCGCTGGTAGTAGCGGAAGCACTAGCCGCTTTCAGAGTTGGTTACCAGAGGTGTACAGTGGTATGCCAAACCGTGTCGAACGCTATATGCAGTACGACCAAATGGACATGGACAGTGAAATCAACGCTGCTCTTGACACTATTGCTGAATTCAGCACACAGTTTGATGATGAAACTGGAACACCTTTTAAATTTGTTTACAAAGGCGATCCTAGTGAAAGCGAAAGCAAAATTCTAGAACAAGCACTAAAGCAATGGTGTAACTTAAATGATTGGGACAAGCGTATGTTTAAAACGTTTCGTAATGTCATTAAGTATGGTGATCAGCCGTTTATCCGTGACCCAGAAACATGGGAACTGATGTATGTTAATCCACAAGATGTACTCAAAGTAGTTGTTAACGAAAGCGAAGGCAAAAAGCCAGAGCAATACATTGTTAAAAACTTAGACCTTAACTTACAAAACAAAACAGCAACTGAACCTCTAGAGCATAACAATACATTTAGTGGCGGAACTACTGCTGGCGGATTTGCTAGCATGGAAGGCCGCAGTTATGGTGCCACAAGTAACAGTGGCACAGCTGGCATCGAAATGCAAGAATTTGCCATTAATGCTGAACACATGATGCATGTGGCAATGACCGAAGGAATGGACGTAAACTGGCCGTTTGGTACAAGTGTGCTTGATCCAATCTTTAAAACATACAAACAAAAAGAATTACTGGAAGATGCTATTATTATCTATAGAGTACAACGTGCGCCAGAACGCCGTGTATTTTATGTAGATGTTGGTAACATGCCTCCACACAAAGCCATGGGCTTTGTTGAAAGAGTTAAAAACGAAATACACCAACGCCGTATTCCAAACAAAACAGGCGGCGGACAAAATGTAATGGATGCACAGTACAATCCACTTAGTATCATGGAAGACTATTTCTTTGCACAAACTGCTGAAGGCAGAGGTAGTAAAGTTGATGTGTTGCCGGGCGGTACTAACTTGGGTGAGATTGATGACTTAAAATTCTTTACAAACAAAATGCTTAGAGCATTACGTGTACCCAGTAGTTATTTGCCAACAGGACCAGAAGATGGTAGTGCAACATATAACGACGGACGTGTGGGTACTGCATTTATTCAAGAACATCGGTTTACAAAGTATTGTCAAAGGTTACAAAATCTTGTACAACCAATTTTTGATAAAGAATTTAAACTGTTCCTCAAAAATCGCGGCTTTCAAATTGAAAGCGGATTGTTTGATTTACGATTTATTGAACCACAGAGCTTTAGTCAGTACAGAGAAATTGAAATTGACAATGCAAGAGCTGGAGTATTCAACCAGATAGACGGGGTAGATTACTTGAGCAGGCGCTTTATACTTAAAAAGTATCTTGGACTTAGTGAAGATGAGATACTAGAGAATGAAAGTATGTGGAAAGAAGAAAATCCAAATGCATCTGGATCAGCTAGCGGAGACGAAAGCGGATTGAGCAGCGTTGGTATCCGTCCAGGATTAGATGATGCCCCAGGTGGCGATTTTAGTATGGAGGATGACGGTGATCTAGGCGATGAAGCTGATGATGGAGAATCACCAATCAGCGGCGATGCTGATACCGACACAGGAGATGAAACATGAAGTTTCGTGAGTTGAGAGAATACTATGAAGCTGAGGATGATAACTTCAATTCAGCTAAAATAGATGACACACGTAAGAACAGACTAACGTTAAATCATTTAAACAAATTGCGTAAAAAGCGTGAATTAGAGCGTTTAGAGAAGCAAGAACGTGTAAATGATTACAGTCAAATCTACAGTAAACCAGCAGAATAATATACTTAGCACAGTGGTCAGACCATTAAAATACCACTTTTTGCGTTTTTCTATGCTTTTTTCATAGTAAAATGCTTTGGTTACTAAATATCATTGACTTTGTAACATATTGCTGTGTCACATCATTGAGGAGTAACGCAAAATGGATAGTAAAACAAAACTAGAAAAAGTCCTCGAACTAGTGATCAACGAGGAGACTGAACAAGCCTCTGATCTACTACATGATATCTTTGTAGAAAAATCACGTGAAATTTACGCTGATTTAATCGAAGAAGATGCCGAAGTAGAAGACGTGATCGAAGAAGACGAGGACCAGGTTGAAGAAGACCTGGAAGAAACAATCGACGTAAGCGACAGTGAAGCAGACTTCATTGACGACATCGAAACTGCAACAGATGAAATTGAAGCAGAAGAAGTTTTCGGCGAAGACGAAGACGAAGCTGAAGCTGAAATGGATCTTGCAGACGAAATGGGCGGAGACGACATGGAAGGCGATGCACCAGATGCAGAAGAAGCCATGATGAACGTAGAAGATGCTCTAGAAGAACTGAAAGCTGCATTTGCAGAATTAACTGGTGACGACGATGAACCAGCTGAAGAGCCAGAAATGGAAGAAACAGCCGCTTTTGAATCAGAAGAAGTTGAAGAAGCAACTGATGCAGAAACTGCAACTGAAGAACTAGAAGAAGGCGCTGAAATGAAAGCAGTAAGTGCAACACATTCAGACGGTTCAGATAATACACATTCGCCAGTTGGCCCAGGTGATGACATGGGTGGTGAGTCTGTAGATATCGCAGGTTCAGAAGAAAAAGGTGGTAGTGCTCCTGCCGCTAAACCAATGGGTGTAGACGGACCACAAGAGGCCGGCGAACCACGTGCGGTTAAGGGGTAATTGATTATGTTTACACCACTGAGAGAAATTATACAACCTAACGTAGCAGCTATTACTACCGAATCTGTTGAAGAGAACGGTAGCAAAAGTTTGTATATGGAAGGAATTTTTATTCAGGGTGGTGTGAAGAACCAAAATCAGCGTGTATATCCCGTAAATGAAATTTCAAATGCAGTAAATTCACTGCAAGAGAAGATTAAAGGCGGAAATACCGTATTAGGTGAAGCAGATCACCCCGACGATTTAAACATAAACCTGGATCGTGTTAGTCATATGATTACTAACATGAGTATGAAGGGAAATGACGGAATCGGTAAACTAAAGATGTTACCCACTCCCATGGGTAATATTTGTAAAACGCTACTAGAAAGTGGTGTAAGACTAGGTGTCAGCTCAAGAGGCAGTGGCAACGTTGACGGAAGTGGAAATGTATCGGACTTTGAAATCATTACAGTAGATATTGTAGCGAATCCAAGTGCGCCAGATGCATATCCAGATCCAATTTATGAACAAATTATGAACCACAGACGTGGAAGCACAATTTGGGACGTTGCAAATGCGGTAAAGCATGACAATCAAGCGCAAAGATACCTCCGAAGTGAGGTAATCAACTTCATCAAAGACCTAGGGAGAGATTGAAAATGACTCAAGAAATTGAAAAAATTCTCGGCTCTGAGGTACTCAGTGAGGACGTGAAACAAGGTATTAGCGAAGCATGGGAAGCACAAATTGCGGAAGCACGTGAGAATATCACTGCTGAACTACGTGAAGAATTTGCAGGACGTTATGAAAATGACAAAACGCAAATCGTAGAAGCAATGGATGTAATGCTAAATGATACCATTAAGACAGAATTAAATGAATTTGCAGAAGACAAGGCTAAACTAGCACAAGACCGTGTTGCTTATAAAAAAGCAGTCAAGGAACATGCTAAGTTGCTGGACACATTCATTATGTCTACTCTTAAAACAGAAATCACAGAACTCAAAGAGGATCGTGAAGCACAGAAGCAAAACTTTGGTAAATTGGAAGAGTTTGTACTCGGTCAGTTAACTAAAGAGCTAAACGAATTCCATGATGACAAACGTTCACTTGTTGAACAAAAAGTTAGAATGGTAACCGAAGGCAAGAAAGTAATTGCTGAAGCTCGTGCTAACTTTGTTAAAAAAGCTGCAACAAAAGTTGAAAATATCATTGAGAACACACTCAAAGGAGAACTTTCAACACTTAAAGAAGATATTCAGACTGCTAAAGAAAATAACTTTGGACGTCAAATCTTCGAAACGTTTGCTGCAGAATTTATG